TCTATTTTTTAGATAAGCTTTTTTCTGAATGTGTGTTGAAATTCTTTTAACATAACCAACAAAATCATTAAGTGCTTTAATTTTACCTTCTTCAGGACTAACCGCACTACCCTTTCCATAGGTTACAGGATAAAATCTACACATGTCCAAATATTCACGTATCATCTCTTTTTTTGAAGATTTACCAACCCCCTCAATATCACGATATTTTTCTAAATTTTTAATCAGTTCATTTGAGTCAATCCCCATATGGTTTGAGATTATCATGTTATAAACAGATTCTTTCATTACATTTGGAGTGTGTCCTCTAGCCGTCACGATTGAGAAAATTGACCCATTATTAACCGATTCAACAAAATCATCCCATGCTGGTCCTGGTTTACCGATTAAAGAGTCAATTATAAATTGTTTATCTCCTTCCACACTAAAATATCTAAATGGATTTTCTGCAAATCCGACAATTTTGTGACCATTATAGTCAAAAGGTTCTTTACCTATTTGTATTCTGTGTTCCGCAAAATCCTCAGTAGACATTCCAACCTCATCATCATTGTCGTCTTTAAGAACTATTTTGGTTGGCATTATTAAAATATTATCATCCCAATCAAAGGCATAATATTTCATATCGGGAGTTCCTGACTCTGTTATTCCTTCGTTAATTGATTTTAATCTCATAGTCTTTAATAAATATAAAGACAGGCCGACTTTTGCCGACCTGTCTTATATTATTTAATTAGATATTCTCAAATGATGCTCCCGTTGGTGTTATATAGAATGTGATATCTATAAATTCAAGAGACCTTGTAGGTTTAATATAAATTTTACCTGTCATTTGGTTTCTGTCTAAGTCAGCAACATCTGAAGAAACTGTCACACGGAAATCGTATAAACCTCTATCTCTTCTGATAGCATCTAAGATTGGGTTAACCGCGTCCAAGAAGTCTTGTCTAACTTTTTGGTCGTTTTGTTCAAACAACAATCTAACAGAAACTGCAGAAATTAATTTACGAGCTTGTAACAACAATCTTCTAACATTGATTCTGTCAAGAGCCGATTGTCTAATTTGAAGAGTTTTGTTACCCCAAATTACAGTACCAACATCAGAGAACGTTGCGATAGGGTTAATTCTACCTTGATAAAGTGTATCCCTGTCTTCTTGAGTCAGTTTCTTACGAGCTTTAATAGCGTTTACAATACCACGAGTGTAACCAGCCGCCGCAAACCAAGGGAATGCAATGTTATCGGTTAACGCCAAGTTTCTTGTCACTTCAGCGGTTGCTGGAATGTAAATCTGTGTGTTGTTGACAGTATCTCTTGTTAATACCCAAGGGTAATACGTACAAGTGTAGTTTGAATCCAAACCAATAGTTTCCAAATTATCAACCGCTTCTTGTGGGTAAATTAATTCAGTTGGTTCACCTGCAGTTGATGAGAACATATTATAGTCAGGAGTCGTTGTAATATACAATGAGTCAGCTCTATTATATTCAATCATCTCAACAGCCGCTTCAACTAAGTTTGAGTTATTAACATAGTCAATACCAGGAGTAACGAACACGTTTATATTAACCGCTTCAGGGTTTGAGAATGTTTGTTGACCTAAAAGGTATGCATAATAGTCAGTATTTGCCCAATCAACGGTGTTATCACCTACTGTGATTTGTTTAAAGGCTCCCCATCCTGTTGCAGTTGGGTATTTAGTACTTGTACAAGCTCCTTTCAGATAACCACTCTTACCTAACACAAATCTATCCGAGTTAGTTCTATACTCTCTATAGATATCCCATCCGTCAAAACCACCTTGGCATAATAATGAGAACTTACGAGCGTAAATTCTATAATATGGGTTAGTCTCACTATCAGGGTCAGAAGTAAATGATGCTGAACCTACATAAAACGCTGGGTCACCTGAAGTGGTATAAATGCTAGGAATAGTGATAGCACTTGCGTTAATATCCATGTGGAAACCACGAGTTTTATACGCCCAATCATTTCCAGTTGAGTCTGTACAAATATCAAGTGGTAATTGCTTACCCTTATATGAGTAAAAATCAACATCAATACCAATAGTATCCGATACACCAAGATAAGTTCTGCGAACATTATCTCCACCGCTAGTTATTGAATCATTACCACCTGTTGATAAACCAAATGGTGGGTCATAAATTACTTCACCAGGATAGTCATATTTAGTTTTATAAACAGGGAATGGAGGTCTAGCTCCCGCATATTCTCTCATAGAATATCCTAAGAAACCACAAGGAAGTGCATCAACCGGAGCGTCCTCATTAATCTCAATCATGATATATCTTGAGTTTAATTGATATTCACCGTCTTTAGTACCTATCTTCTTAGCGATAAAACTATTATCATTTGGGTCCATTGAACAATTAGTGAATTTCTCCATGACAACCGGATTCGCATCTGAATCATAGAAATCTCTAACTAATACATCAAAAGTTCCATTACCAAAAGAAATATTCACAATTGATATTTTAACTTCAGTATTTGCCGCATCACCATCGGCAATTGTTGTGAACTTAAACAAGTTATAAACTTTATTACCTCTAAGTTCTGAAACAACCCAAGGGGACGCCGGAGATTGATATTGTTCTAAATACCATGAAATTGATGTTGGGTCAACTCCTTGTCTTGCATCAGGTAATGAAATTAAATCACAACTTAAACCTCTAACATAACCTTTTCTGTATGCGTAATTTAATAAAAGTTGGAATCTTTCCTCCACAAATAAAGGTACAACTGTACGTGGTTTTGAGAAGTTACTTGAACCAAATACTTTACTGATATACTCAGGGTCTGAATTAGTAAATGAAGTCTCAAAGAAATAAACATCACCATCTTTACTTGTTACATTAACTCCAAATCTTGAGTATGGGTTTTTAGTAACTCCTGAATATGTACCTGAACAATCTAATGTTACTCCCGTCAAGTTTGGAACTTCATATACCGCTCCGTTATCTGAAGAATATGTTGCAATACCTGAGTAAACATATATAGTACCGTAAACACTACCACTATAACATTCCAATACGGAACCTGTATTATGAGAGCCAGTATTTCCTGAAGTAATTGGGTTACATGGATTTTGGATTGTTACCGAAACAGTCCAATATGTGGTCACCGAATTATCATCAGAGATTAATTCATATGTTAAACTTCCATAACTAAAGTCGTTTGTTGTAATTCCACTTTCTTGGAGTACCGAACTTATAGTCACACCACTACAACAAGCACTAAAATCACTAACAATTGAAGTTAAATCAGTTCCTGAGAAAGCACTGTATGGTAATACTACATCAATAGTATTAGTGTTATAATTAATATTACCCGCAACTCCCAACACACTATAGTTATAGAATGTTGAACAGTTACTTGACGTTGTTGTTGGAGTTATGTATAAATAAGAATAGAATGATGACCCAGTGTATTCAGCATTACCAACGTTATCAAACATTGCATAATACCAAGGGTCATTATTCGGGTCAGAGTAATTTACGTTCTCAGTACTAACTGTATCAATCTCAAATACATTAGTTACACCTGTATAACCATATGAAATAAAATCATTATATATTGTTGATGGAACAACACCATAATAATTAATTTGAGTTGATTGTAATGCGTTATCGGCAATTGCGTTATTTATCTGAGTTTTTAAATCTGAAATTAAAGAAGAAGTTCCACCATCAAATTGTTCGTATGGTAAATTTAATCTTCCTGCCAAAATTGCCGGTATTTGAGTATCATCTAAGAAACTAATTGAACCGATACCGGTATTACAACCTGAATAGTCAATTTGGAATGGTATTTCTTCATATTGAGTACACTCAATCGCACATCCTGTTGATATATCAGGACCCGCAAAAGACAAACAGTTAAAACCAACAGTTGTTGGGTCAACATTAGCCTTAATTCTAATAGACCATGATGGACCGGCATCGTAACCCGAAAGACCTAAAACTCTTGTTACAAACAACTGATTAGATTGTTGTAAATAAGATTTAGCAATATAAGCCGCCTCATATTTTGGAATTTGTGTGTTTATAAATTTTTCAGGTGTCGTACCCCCGAAATATGTTGAGAATTCATCAAAGTTAGTGATAAAGATTGGCTCAAATGCCGGACCTTTAATTGTTTCACCAACAATACCAAGAGTTGTAACACCAACACTTTGTGATACAAAACTTAAGTCGACCTCAGAGGTATAAACCCCAGGAGATACGAATACTTTACTGTTAGAAGCCATTATTAATTTTTTGTTAGTTAATTTATTTTTATAGATAAATATTTGATAAAAAACCAAAATTCTTGACTTTGTTGTAAGTATTTATAAATTGGGCAGACTATTTTCTGCCTTTTTTATCTTATGTTGCAGAATGGTCGGGAAATAAAGAATTTAAAGATATCCAAGGATGCTCACAAGTTATTAAAAGAATACTGTGATAAAAAAGGAATTAAAATTTATAGGTTCTTGGAGAAACTTATAATTGACACATGTAAAGAAAAGAAAGATATCTATGGGGAGGATTAAACCAAAAGATTGTTAAAAACCATAGATGTGTTACCATAATAATCGGGCTTAACTACTGATATCTTTAGAGTGTCTCCGGAATTAATTTGTACTTGAGAGAGGTCATCTCCAAAATAGTTATCGTTGATATAAACAGAATATGATGATATATTAACCGTGTTACTGATGTTTATGTTAACAGAATAATCAAACTTATTTATGTAGTTATCAACATCAACAGGAAAATCAACATTAATTGTTGTACTAGCAGAATTTGAATTTCTTTTTTTCCGTCTTCTAACATCCTTACTTTCAGTTTCGGTAAGTTGTAAAACCCTTGAAATCGCCGGAGAAACTTCAAATTCATTCTCATCAATTAAGAAACCTAACATAGTAAACGAATAACTCTGTATGTAAAATTTTCTTTTTTCAAGTTCCATTACAGATTCATCACTAATTTCACCCATTACAATTGGAATATAATGTCCTTTGATTGATTGGTAAGCTTGTCTTGAAGCGAACTTCTCAATCACATTTTTGTTAAAAGTGTTAAGTTCCCTCATTCTATTGCAAATAATTTTCACGGAATAAGTAATATCAACAGGAACTGGTTGTGGTATCTTATAAACATCATATCCTCGTCTATTTCCATCCCAAGTTGGTACCTGAGCATAAAAATATTGTTTCCTATTTGGAATATTATACATTACCGCTGGGTTTGACCCAAATTTTACTTCAGGTATTCTAACTACAGTGATAAACGGAGGCTCTGCGTTTTTATCCAGGTTTTGGAAATTCCACGTTTCAGTAAATTGAGACCAATTTTGGGTGGTGATAAGGATATCAACCATCGGTATTGTTTTACCATCAACAATCGTCTTTAATTCATCCTTAACAAAATCTAAAAATCCTTTATCTAAATCGGCATGTAATAATGATTTTGGTAAGAATGTTCCGTCTTGTTGTATTTTTTCGGCAAGTTCATACCTTCTACTTAATAAAGTACGAGGTTGTGTTAACGGGATATTTTTTTTTATTTTTTTAGGTAACGCCATTATTCTTCATTATTATGTCCACAGTTATGACAAATAAAAGGGTCGTCCCCACCTTCGGATAATTTCCAAGACCATCTACATTCGTCACAAACTATTTTTTTGTAGTTAACATACTCCATAATTTTTATAAATTGTTCCTCAGTTATAATACACTTCATAACCCTCTAAATTCGTTATCAGTTACAGGTGACGCAATTATTGTTCTATAGAAAGGTAAATAACCGGCGTACGTATGTTTATTGTCTGATGTAACACGACCATCATTATTAACGGTGTAGTATCTAACCCTTGATTCGGTCTCATAGTAACCAATGTAGTCACCAAAATTAATCTCAATCCCCAATTCTTCTAAATGTTTCTGATAAACTGAAACTTTAATATTACCTGGTTCTAATTGTTCAACTTTAGATGTCCCCAAATTTTTATTTTCAGGAGCCATAACTTGAACAAAAGCTTTAAACTCAACTGGAGGTTTAAACTTTATACCGTCAGTTAGAGTTTCTCCATAAACATCATCGGTTTTAGTCTTATATCTATCAACACTATACAAAACCAAAGTGAAATTCATATCACCATGTAACCACTCCTCACCGATTGACAAATCCAATCCGTAATCTTCCGCTCCGAAAAATTTACCTATTCTTGAAATTGGTACTCTTGGTTGTCCCATATTGATAAATATCTAATTTTTACTATTTTTATAATATTAAACATTGTTTTGGAATCAGGACAGGTAAAAAATATGATTGAAAGTAGAGCCCTGAATATTTTAGAGTCATATTCGGGTGCTAATAATTATATTTTAAGATTAAAAACTCAAAAAGAATCCAACAAAAAGTTTTATCCCACAAGGTCTCAATCGGAATATGTTATAAATTATCATGACTTTTCCCCGAAGGTTGCAAAAAAATGGGTTGACTTAGACCCTTATTTTGCTAAGAAAATTGCGGATGAGAAATTATATTCGGATATCCCAACTGAGGTTTGGAT